ACTAGGCATTAGTTACCCATAGCTCTATTATAAATATCGATATACTGATCTTCAAAAGTGTAATCTTCTTGATTCATTACATATCCAGGATATTTTAAAGCAAACTGTTCTTGTTTTTGAGTATCACTAAGATTTGGTGTAATAGCGTTTAATTGATTTTCAAATTTTTGCATATTAGCTATAAATATTTTTATATCACTACTTACAATATTATTGTCATTATCGAAAACTAATTCAATAGGCTTTTTATCTTTATTAAATACTAAACTATTACTATTCGCTTCAAATTTTTGAATTGAAGATAATAAATCTTCATTATTTTTATAGTTAGATGTAGTAAGATAAGCTATTGGAGTAAAATCTTCTTCACTTATAAATTTTCCTTGTTTTTCTGAATAAGTTCCTTTTTTAGACTTAGAAAAACCTAACTCTGATGGATCTAAGTTTCCATATAAATCTTTTACTTTTTGATTAGCGTAAGCTATCGCATAGTCGTTAGCATTTTGATATTTTTTATCTCCAATACTTAATCCGCCATCAAAAGTAACAGTATAATTTGATGTTCCTAGTTCATATTTATCTCTATTATCTGCATCTTTGTCTGCTGACGTAAATAATCTATGACCTTCATCTAAAAATTTAGCGTATTGAGTAGTTGCTTTTTCAAATGATAAAGCTTTTAATGCAAACTCTCCACTTTGACCATAATTGGCAAATGAATTAGAAATCATTTGAATATCATTATCAGATACCGGATATACTTCTTTTACAACACCTAAAGTTTTTTGAATCGTTCCTTTATCAAATTCTTTTAAAGGTTCAATTTGAGCATAAGTAAGTCCTGTTATGTCAAATCCATTTACTTTATTATATAAATCTTCAGGTAATACTGCTTTAAAGAAATTAACTAAAGGTTTGAATTTTTCTGTTTTAGCTCCAAAAGAAGATAAAGTTTCAGGATTATCTCTTAATGTTGAAAACTGTCTATCTATTTGAGGTTCGTTTTTAATTGCTCCTACAATAGATGGCGCATATTGCTCATTCCATATATCTTGAATAGCATTACTTCTTTTATCAAGTTCTTCATATATATCGCTTGCTTTTAAAGCACTAGCTATCGTGTCTGCGGCAGTTTTCGCTTTATCAGGTGCGAATTGACTAAAGACAAATCCTTTTGTATTAGGATCAAAATATCCAACAGCAGTTCCTGTCGTTCCTTTAGCATATCCCATTTTAGTTGCAAAATCATTTTCTAAAACAGTGTAAGGAACTTCTACTGGTTTACTTGATAACGCTGTTGTCTTTTTATCTCCGTAACGTAAATCAGCAATTCGAGCATCGCTTAATTGTTTTGTTGTTGTAGTTGCAGCATTAGCGAATCTTGCAAATGGAGATTCAAAGCTAGGTGTTCCTGCAGCTTGAATTAAATTCATAGAAAACTGAACTCGTGGATCTTGTAAGTATTCAGCAAACATATCAGCTCCTGATTTAGGAGCGAAAACTAAATTTTCTGATGTTGGGCTTACTCCTAATTCATAGCCTCCTGTAAATAATTCAGATATTTTAGTAGGAAGATCACTAATTCTTTCTCCTATTGTTTTATCTTCTAGTCCAAATGCTCTTTCTAACGCTAATCGTCTTTTATTATCAACGAGTCCAGCATCGACCATGTAATCTACTATTCCTTGATATTGATCTCTATCGTTTAAAGTTTTTTCTACGCTATTGACTAAATTATCTCGAACTACATTAAAAGCTGAATCTTCAGCGTAATTCATCTTATTTGGATCTGTAACAGGTTCTTGTTGATTTTGTGAGGCTGTTTCAGCGTCAGCTACAATTTGATTTATATCTACTTTTGATTCATAGTTTTTTCTTGCTTCCGAAGTCATTGCAAGTTTTGCTTGATTTATAAACTCATCTTCTCCACCGTACTTTTGAAATATTTCAGCTTCAGCTGCATCATACATGCCGGGTGGAGCACCGTCTTTTGTAGTAAATAAAGATTGAAGATATTCTAAATCTTTTCTTGGATCTAATTCTAGCGCCATGCTAATTTACTTTTTTAAATTCTACGTCAACCTTTCCGTAATCAACTACTAGATAATTATCTACTTCAAATGAAGCTTCTGGTACTTCTTGAGCCATTACACCTTGATATCGATCAGGGTTGTTAATGTAGTTAAATTCGTAAATATTTATTCCTGATGGTGATTGTCCTACAAGTTCAATATTTTCTTTTAGTCGTACATCAGAAAAGAATGGGGCTAATGCTCCAGCGGCACCTGCAATTTGACCAAAAGGTGAAGTTCCACCTATTACTTGACCTACTGTACCAGAACGCTCTTCTCCGTAAGAACGAATTGGAGCACCTGTAAGAATACTTGATAAGAATCCAAGTTGACCTCTTTCAAAACCTTGCTGTTCTATAAAGTCACGATAACCTTCTAATAATTTTTGCTGTTCTACTGCTTGCTGTAATCCACCGAACTGAGATGCAGCACCAGCTTCTTGAAGTCCTACTTGACCTAACTGTGCTTGTAATGCAGGGATTGCTTGTGCAGCTTGCATTTGACCTGCTGCCGCTGATGCTCTATCTTGAGCGAATCTTCCTGCAGCTTCAGAAAAAGCTTGAGATTGTAATTGAGCTGTAATATCGCCTGCTTTTTTTGCTGTTTCAGCTTGAAGGACAGCTTCTTGTATTCCCTGTCTTGTTCCACCAAAAGCACCTGATTGAACTGCTTGTGCTCGTTGTCCTTGTGAAGCTAAAGCTGATTGTTCTTGTAAATTTCTTATAGCGGCATTCGTAACCTGTTGAGTATAAGGATTCATATACTGCTGAGCCATTTGAGGAGTAAACTGCATCCCTGCAATATCAGCCGCGGCTGATACTCTTTGTTGTGCTTGAGGTATGACTCCTGATGCTCCGAACTGACCTAAATTTGTTTGTGCTTGATTTATTGCAGCGTTTTGCAACTGAGTTAATTCAGCAATACGATCTCCTGTGTATGCTTGAAATGGCTGTTGGCTTGCAGTATTCGCTCTTTGAAATACAGATTCCTGTAGATCTTTAAAATACTGTGGAATTTCATACTGTACTTGACCTTGACTTGGTGCTTGTACTATCGTTGAAGTTGGTTTAAATAAACTTCCCATTATAAATTATCTCCGTATGTTCCGCCTAGATATTCGAAATTCTGTCTCATTAACCATTGATGTTTTCTATCGATATCGTGTCCTTGTGTCATTTCAAGTATTAAAGGCATTTTCGTTAGTTTAACGTATTCTTTAACATATTCTAGCAATTTTTTTGCTATTCTACTATTCCTTTTTTTATTATCTACATAGAGCCAATTTACTCGATAAAACTTCTTATCGGTGTACCACATATCTCCTAATACTAAAGATATTGTTCCTACTATTTTACCTTCTTTTTCCGCCACTATAACGAAATGATTATAAATAATATCATGTATATAAGCATCTCCTTTTCCTGTATTAGGCTTTCCTAAGTTTAAAGGCGATTCTTTTAGCCAATTAAGAAGTAAGTTTCTAATCGGTCGTACATCGTCTAAAGTCGCTTTGCGATAGTTAATCAAGTAATCCTTTCGATTTTAAAGCATCTATAAGTGTTGCAACAACATTAGCTACATCTCCTAAAGTTGCTGTTGTAGGATCAATCGTTTTAGTTGTCGTAACATTATCAGTACTAAAACCCGTACCAGCAGGCTGAGTAATCTCTAATAAATACTGTTCTAAGTCAGTAACCGCTCGATTATATATCTCGTTTATATCGTCTTTATTTCGACTTAAAGGAATCGTAGGAGGTCTTTTAAATGTCATTATCGTTTACCATCGGGTCGAGCATCAACACGTAAAGTTCCAAATCTCCAATTATCATCTACACTAGAATCACTTAATATTTTTACTGCAATTTGCCTTCCTCTCGCTCTCGTATTTACATCTCTCGTACTAGAAGTAATATCAATTACTCCTGATTCCGTTTGAGTATCAGCAGGAAATTCTCTTGATAATAAATTCATTTTAACTGTTCCCTGTAAGTTTTTAAAATCAGGAATATATCCTCGAATAAACATGAATTGATCTCCGTCTGCAATATCTACATCTCCACTAGTAATATATGATTCCATAATTGCACCATTTTTAGTTGTCCCTGTTTCATGTTCATAAATAAAACTACGACCAGGTGATACTCCGTTTAGCGTTTGAGTAGTCGCCTCCGTAGAATTATCGTAATATTCCGTAGCTTGTGGAATAGAAAATACTCCCTGATCAATCCAGGTACTACGATTCATAGTTCCGATATACCATACATTTTCTTGGTAATTATAAATAACATATCGATCTACTTGACTTGAATTCGCTGAACAATAAAACCAGATAACTTCATTAAATTCGTTATTCTCACCCGCATATACTTGAGGATTTTGAGCTGTATTAATATCGTTAAATACATACGATTTAACACTACAAGGAAGTTCTTGAATTGAACCTCGATAGACCATAAATCGACCTTCCGACATCCAATAGGCTGTATCATTAACAACTACTGTAGAATTCATACCCACAGCTCCACAATCTGTTCCTAATAATCGAAAGCCGAAAGTAAAGGGAGGTCCGATAAACTGCATACTATGAAGTCCTAAATCAGTCCATACTAAGATTTCATTTCTAGTTTTCTTCGCAGATATAATTTTACTACCTTCACCTAATCTTTGAGAACCCGCTGTATTAGTCGTTGTAGGAGTCCATTGTGTAAAGTTTTCTTGATCCGACCAGCGAATAAACATCGTATCTTGAGTACTCGGAGTTCCTATCGTTAATTCCGTTCCAAAACAAATTAAATGACGATCAGGAGTAGAAACTAACCCTGTAGTTGAAGCGGTAGGAGCATTCGTAACTTGAGTCATTCTATTATTATCTAACCCTGCGGAAGTATCCCAAATGTAAGTTCCGCCATTCTTTTTCCAACCATATAAATCTTCACCCGCATTATCAAAACTCCACATTCCCATATCAAGCGTAACGTTAGAAACGGAACGAGCAGTTCCCCATGCTTCCGATCCCCAAGTATAAGTTCCCCAACCATACCCGATAGTTTGAACATCAGGTTCTACTGTTTCTTCAAATTCCGCATCTCCACTTCCTGTAGTTGTAATACCTACACCTGATTCTGCAGACGGCATTTCAATATAAAAAGCATCTCCGTTAGCAACATCTTGAACTTCAAATTCACCTGTTTCAAAATCAGAGACAGTATAGGAAGTACTTGCCGTTAGTCCTGATATATTATCAAAGATAACAAAATCACCTGGACCCG